TACCAATGATTGCATCATCAGAATCAGCAGCACTTCTTAATGTAGTAGGTGAACCTGAACTGTCGGATATGTTTTGTTGTAAAAATCTTTCAAAATCTTGTGCCATAGAATTATCCTAATTATACCATTTTTATATTATTTTGTCAACAGCTATTATAAAGCAATTGCCATAGCAACAGCAAATCCATTAGATGCTTTACCATCTATTTGAGTTTGTATTGCAGAAGTTACTCCATTTAAATAACCAAATTCAGTATTATCTACAGAACCATCATGAATTAAGTCTGCACTTAATCTATTTGATGCATCTATAGTATCTTGTTTACTGTCTATTTGAGTTTGAATAGCTGAAGTTACACCATTCAAATACTGAAATTCTGTATCATCTACTGAACCATCTGCTATTTTAGTAGCATCTATTCCAGAAGATAATGTAGCTACACCAGTATTACTTATTGTAAGTGCACCAGAGATAGCTTGGTTTTCCCATTTAGTTGCTGTACTATCATATACTAAGAAGTCAGCATCTGAAACTGAAGTAATATCAACATCATTCATTTCAGATAATTCATTTTCTACTGCAACTGCATTAGTTACAAAAGCTGTTGTAGCAACTTTAGTTGAACTATCACCAGTAGTTGGAGTAGGAGCTGAAACTGTTCCTGTAAATGTAGGACTAGCTAAAGGTGCTTTTAAAGTATCTAAACTTGTTAATTGAGTTTGTATATTACTTGTTACACCATTTAAGTATCCAAATTCTGTATTTGAAATTGAACCATCATGAATCTTAGTAGCATCAATTGCTGCACTAGCATTTACATCTGCATTAACAATTGTACCATCAGCTATCTTAGCAGAAGTAATTGCACTATTAGCAACAGTTGCAACACCTGTATTAGTAATTGATACATCACCTGATATTAATTGATTTTCCCAATTACCTGAAACTGAATCATAAACTAAAATATTTTTATCTGCAACACTTGTAATACTAACATCTGTTAATTCATCTAATTCATTTGATGAACTAATTTGAGAATCAACATATGCTTTAATAGATTGTTGTGAAGCTACTGCTGTTGCAGAATCAGATGACATTGTATCTTCATCTAAGAATGCTGTACCAGATAATGAACCATTTAAAACTGGACTAGTTAATTCAGCACTAGTTAAAGTTTTATTTGTTAATGTATCTGTAGTATCTCTACCAACTAATGTATCAGTTGATGTAGGTAAAGTTAAAGTTCCAGTATTTGAGATTGAAGAAATAACTGGAGTTGTTAAAGTTTTGTTTGTAAGAGTTTGTGAATCTGTTAATGTAGCAACTGTAGAATCAATTGCAATAGTCATTGTTTGTGCAGAACCTGTAGTATCAATACCAGTTCCACCAGCAACAGTTAAACTTTGTGAATCTAAATCAATTGATTGAGCACCACCAGTATCACCAGAGAAATCTAAATCACTTGCTGTTACTTGTGCATCAACATAAGCTTTAATAGCTTTAGCACTTGCTAATGTATCATCACTAGCAGATACTGAAGTTAAATCTGTATCTATATCTGTAATAGATGTAGCTGAACCAATTACTAAACCATCTAAAGTTACAGTACCATCAAAGTATGCATCTTTAAATTCAATTGATGATGTACCTAAATCAATATCATTATCAGTAATAGGAACAATAGCACCATCAACTATTTTTAATTGTTCAGTTGATGTACCAGAAACATCTATATGAAATTCTATTTCGTCATTTGTAGTATCAATACTAACTTTATTTAATGGAGCTGTTAATCCTGCATCTCCAATTAAACCAATGACAGGTCCTTCAGCAGCAGTACCATCATGTTTATGTCCTGTTGAATTATTAAATGCTGCTAATAATTGATTGTATTCATTATTAAATAATGATGCTGATATTGTATCGCCATCATTTAATGAACTTTGTCTAGTATATCCTGCCATATTATCTTCTTCCTCCTGCTATAAATGAAACAAACATTCCATTAACTGAGTATGGAGCATTTGTATCATCACTAAAAAATTTAAAGTTATTAGAGAATCCACTTCCTGTAACTAAAACACTTTTACTTGGTAAAGTAGATGCTCCAAATATTCCTGTTCCAAAAACTGCTGAACCAAATAATGATGCTGAACTTAAATTACCTACTGAAAAGTTTCCAGGTTGAGGTACTTCAGAGTTATCAAAATCATATCTGATTCTTAATAACAAATCATTTTGAACACCTTCAGGTTCAATATTAGCTTTTACTTTGTATAAACTTTTTCTTAAACCATTATCACCATAGTCCATGTCTGGTGTTTGAAATTCTGCTACAACATTTGTACCATCAAAACTATTACCAGTATCATGTTGAAAGATATAACCAGATTCATCAGCATGATAAATAACTTCTGTACCTGAATTATTTAAATCGGATGTACAAAATTTTACAGGTAAACCTTTTGTTTCACTCCATTCAAAAGCAGGAACACCTTCTGAACTATATTTAAATGTTCCGATAATTCCTTTTTGTCCTGAGTTAGCTTGACCAGATTGATAATAAAATAATCTATATTGACTTCGTTCTCTAATAACAATACTTGATAAAGTATAATTACCAATGTTATTTAATATATCATTAATAAGTGGTAATATTTTTCTAGAGATAGAACTTAATTCTACGTCATCAATTCTAGCTGTACCAGCAACTGTTCTTAATCCATCAGGTGCTAGAAAGATTAAATCTCCACCTATCTCCTGAATTGAGTTGCCATTTACACAACCTATATTTTTAGTTACTGATTTAATTATAGGTGTAGAATCAAGGTTTGTCAACTCATAAATACTATTCTTACAAAATATAATTAATGAGTTTCTAAATACTTTAATACCAGTAATTACATCACCAATATCAATAGAACCAGCAGAAGCTTGTTCAAAATCCCAAGGTTTTAATCTAGTACTATAATGTATTGTACTAGGGTCATCATCACTACCAGCAACAATTATTCTTTCTGCAAACTTTTCAATAAATTTACATCCTGTTGGAGCTGACCTATCTAATTCTACAAAATGATAACCATCAAAATCATATTGAAATTCAGCAACTTTATTTTGTCCATCGACAATGTATATTGTTCCATTCTCACCTTCAGATTCAAAATTAACAAATTGAACATTAGATTGATTTGTTCTAGCTATTGTTGTGGCTGAAGGTAATTGAGATGCATCTAAACCACCATGATAAAGTGTTAAACCATTTTTAGTTGCAGGTGCATTTATATCAATAGTTAAATTAGTATCACTATTAATAGATATTAAATGATAATAGTTACCATCTATTTTAAGTATATCACCTTCATGAAGGTCAGTTGTAAATGTAGTTCCTGCTCCTAAGACTGTAGGAGAACCAGCATTAATACTTACTGTTCCTGAAATAGCTGTAAAGGTATCTTTATTAACTTGTAAGTAAGATGTACCATCATTACTATAATATAAATTATCACCTTGAGCTACTAGTACTCCATCATTGTAATGTATTATACCATGAATAGAATCTGTAGAAACTCCTGAAGGAATTACTGAACTAGAACCTCCCCATTTTTGATAACCACTTATTCTTCTGTAGCCACCAGTTGTAGCAGATTCAAAATTTTGTAACTTAGTTGCAGCACCAGGAGTTCTAAATAAAGCATGTGAACTTGAAACTAAGTCCAAGCCACCTTGTACAGTAATGGAAGCTCCTTGTGTTGGCATCTATTAATCCTTTATATAAATAATCTTCTATCATCTTCCACATATTTAGGTTGTGGAGCATTTAATTGTTCAATCATTTTATTTAAACCTTTTTTATATTCATCTAAAGCTAATTGTGTTTGAGCTATATTATCTTTAAATTGATAAATAAAATATCTTGCTCTAGCTAATAGTACAGGTTTGTATTGTTCAGGAAATAATACTACATCAGTATCATTAGTTAATTCAGATGGTCTATTAAATGCATTAAAATAAATTCTATAAACACCATTAGGTATTGGAGATAAACCAACTCTTCTACCATCTTCACTTCTTATAATTCTTTCAGGTACTCCATAAGTTTGATTACCTGATTTATCTTGTGATTCTCCTTGAGAATAAAAATCTTTCCAAGTTTCTAAAGTTGCAAATGGTAAACTTCTAATTGTATAAGGTGTAGTTTTACCAGCTACTCCTTCTTCTGTTAATGTAAAGCTATCCCAATCTACATTAGAATAATCAGTATCAACACTTGTTGAACCTGCTTTTAATAGATACCATCTAGTACCTGATACAGTTTCAATGTAAGTATTACCATTATAATTATTTTGTGGTGCAGCTGTTGTTAGCCAAGACCATGTATCTTGTGCATCTACTATATCAAAGTAAGCTCTGTTCACACAGTTAGCTACAAATTTTTGTATTGCTACTGCACCTGATATAGTTGTTACTTCTGGTTCGTTAATTTCTACTAACAATTCGTTAGTCATTGATAAATAAGTTTTAGCCATTTAACAGTTCCATGCTCTTAGTGATTTATTAATTCTTGAATTAGGGTCTCTTGCAGTTTTCTTAGAAGTTAATTTTTTTTTCATGCCTCTCATTCTAGCACAAAAAGATTTTCTTCTACCAGCATCTTTTTTATTTTTAGGATTGGGAGCAGGTGGTTTTAAATTTCTTTTCTTTCCAGTCTTAGTACGACCTTTATTGTAAGATGCTCTACCCTTTGCATTCAAACCACCTTTAGGGTCTTTACCCTCTTTACGAGTCCAAGCAGGTGAAGACATTATTCCCATAAAATTACTTTTTCTTTTTAGACATCATACCACCATACATCATTTTCTTTTTAGATGCATTAGCATGAACTTTACCACCATGTTTATATTTACCTTTGTTTACTACTTTGCCACCAGGCATTGCTTTTTTCATTGGCATATTAAATCCTATTAATTAAATTGAATAGTAGGGGATATTTCTACCCCCTACCATTGTAATTACTATTAGTCGATTGTGTAGATAATTTTACCTACTGAATCATCTCTAAGTACTTTTCTACCCCATACCATTAGACCTCTAACGATATCGCTGAACGTAGATGTATCTCTAACAGTTTCTACTTTGTTCATCGCTGAAGCAGCAGAAGTAGCTGAGATATGTCCAAATAGAGCTTCAGGCTGCGTAGCAGTACCTGCTGGTGAAGCACCAGTTAAGTCGTTAGTTGGTAAGTTGTTAGATTTGTACATTTGGAAACCTCTAAGTAATCCAGATGCTACCAAACCATTTCTAATTGAACCTTGACCTGCATTGAAGTCAACAGTTAACAATTTAGAAGCTGTGTCTGATAGTACATTGTACCACTCAGGAGCTGCCACAAACCATCTGCCTTCTTCTGCAACGTTGTTTTCATCCAACTCTTTTGCAGCTAAAGCCATTTGGTTTAGAGGGTCAACTTCACCAGAACCAAATCCAATATCAATCGGAACAGAAGTTGTTCCCATACCAGTTGTTACACCAGCACCTGCAGAAATTGCAGTCATGATATTAGCATCCATTGCGTCTCTCAATTTGTACGCAGCATTGTCTGATGCAATCGCTTGGAAATTAACATGAGAGAATCTCTTCTCTAAGTCATCCAATTTGAATGAAAAAGACTTAGCTTGGTCAATTGTAAGAACAAGTTCTTGGTCTGTTAAGTTAGTTGAAGCGACAGTTAAACCTCTTGTGTAGTCTGCTACATCAATTTGAGGTTCTTTGATTATGTTTACTGTATCGCCATATTGAGAAATCTCACCCATGTAGTCTGTGTTACAGATTGCTTCTGCAACTGCAGCTTTTCTAAGTGCGATTTGTACTTTCTTTGAATAGATTTCAGGAATAAAAAAACCATTAGTTTGACCTGAAACACCTAATCCAAAGTTTGTTGTAGAACCACCAGCAAATTTAGCCATAGTTATACTCCTTTGTTATTGTTAGTTGGTTAATAAAAAAATAAAGATAAAATTATTCTAAAATTCTACCTTCTCTCTGAGCTTTTAGAATTTCTTTTTCATATTCCATAAACTCAGCATCTGACATTTTAGAAATATCAGAACGTTTGAAGAAATTTTCCTTTGATTGAGGAACTTGTACTTGCTCATTAGTTTTAACTAATAAATCAGCTCCATCGTTCTTAGGTTGTTTCTTCGTAGTTTTTTTATCTAATCCAAGTCCTCGGTCCTTCTTATACAAGTCGATTGCTCTTGCAGCAAGTTTACCATCAGAGTTATTTTCATATATCCATTTTTTAATTTCCATTGGTTGAGCATCAGCCCATTGATGGAAATCATCTGACTCCTTGATATTCTCAAAGTCTGGATGATATTTAGAAAGTTCTAATTCAGCTTCACGTTGTTGTAAAGTTTTATTAGCTTTCTTTAACTCTTCAAGTTCTTCTTGCATACTCTTAACTTCGTTTTGAGATTGCAAGTGAGATACAGTTTCCACAACACCATATATGTCAGGGTAATCATTCTTAAAAGCTTCTAGCTCTTCAGCTGATTTAGGTGGTGTATATTTAGGAGCATTGTCTCTTAATTGTGTTTTAAGGTCATTCTCCTTACTATTCCATTCACCTAGTTTTCTGTCATAGTATCGTTTGAGGTCATCATACCTCTTTTTGTAATCAACTTTTGTATAAGGATTAGAGTCTACGTTTAATGCAGAATCTTGAACCTTATCCATAGTGGCTGAAGTATCTTCGGTAGAATCTTCTGGGTTGCTGTTATCAGCAGTAGCAGTTAATTCATCTCTGTTACTTTCAGGGTTTGGCACATACAAACCACTATCAGCACTCTGTAGTGGCTTTGGCATTGAATTATCATTATGCCAAGCTTTCTTCATGTTGTAAGGGTTTGCTGCGACTTTTTTTAGTCCTTCTTTGTTTTCTTCACTCATATAGTCCTCCTTTAGGGCTTCTTAACTTGAAGGTAGCTAAGGTAGGTGTTTGGGTTTAGAAACAAAACTACAAGGGCTTATAATAAAAATATATTATAAGGTAGCTTGTCTATTCATAGAGTTACCTTTCTCTATAAATTCTTTTATACTATCTCTTGCTGTTCAGCTTGAGATTGAACTCCAGCATCATAAGCTTGTTCAGCTTGTTTCATCATCTTTCTTAATTTGTCTACACCAAGATGCTTAACTGCTTTTGCTGTAAATACAAATTCACCATCAGATAATAATGCTGGGATAGAGTCTGAAGTTCCTGTTCCTGGTCCTTCTACTTCTCCATCGTCTGTAAATTCTGTTGCAACTATCTTTGGAATAATTGCTTCTAGTTCTGGATGCATTTCTACTGCATCATCTAAAATTTTTTCTTCTTCTTCTGATAAAGCTGATGTATCTATAATAGCATCCATATCACCCATGTCTTCATCTTCCATATCTTCTTCCATAGGTTCTTCATTCATTCCCATTGGTTCTAATAAACCTTGGTCTTCTTCTGCCATCATTTCCATATCTGTTTCAGCTTCATTCATATCTTCTTCATCAACAACGTCACCTTCTGCAAAAGCTAAATAGTCTGGTCGTTGGTCATATTTTCCTTTTTCAATTCCAACTGCACCACCTAATGCCATTTGAGCTTTAACAGATTTAGCTGCTTTGTATTCTTCTAATTCTTTTTCTTGTTGTTCAGTTAAAGGTAATCCTGAATCTTGCATAGCTTCAAGTTGTTCCATTTTTTTCATTTCAATAATTTCTTTTGTAGATAATTCTCCACTACCAAATTTCATTCTTTTCATTAATCCACCTTTAGCTTTTTTAATTACACCTTTACCTATTAAAATATCTTTTTGTGTGACTGTACCATCTCCACTTAAATCTGGAAATGATTCACCACCATCTTTAAATCTTGTTCTTGTTGGAGATAATAATCTAGAAGGCATACCTTGTCTAGCAGACTGAGGTGTATTTACATCATAAGGTGTAATACCTGAATCTTGATTAGGGTCATTCTTTGCTATATAAGGTGGTTGAGACATAAGCCCACCTGTAGCCATGTTTATAGGTTTGTTCTTTTTCATTATACTTCTCCAATTAATAATATTATAGCAATCGAATAGTTATTAGTCAACTACTATTTAGATATATCTCTAACCTGAAACTGGAGGTTCTTCAATTTGTCCAGTAAATTCCATCTCCCCTGGCATTGGTGTATTACCAGGTCCGATTGAGCCTTCGCCATTTCCTGGGTTGTTTGCTCCTGGAGTTTGTTCAGGTACTCCACCATACCCTGCCATTGCTCCGAGTTCACCAGAGCCATCAGCTTGATTGCTAGTTCCTTTGTTAACATTTTGTTGTCCTATTATTTTTGCGTAGATTTCTGCTTCATCTTTTGTATTCATAATTTCTTCAGGGTCTAAATCAAGAGAGTGTGCTAACTCTTTAATCACCTCTGACATTCTTACAAAAGGAGCAATTGCTGGATTCTGTACAGTTTGTAAGAACATAGTTAGTCTTTGACTTCTAACTTCTTTCTTCATTAAACTAGATGAACCAGTTGCTTTTATTTCTAAGTCGCCTCTTATAGGTAAGTCACCTTCATAGAATTGCATATTCCATTGGAACATTGCTTCTCCTAAAGGTTTAATTAATTGGTCATCAATATTTTTAATAACTGTTTTAATATTTAATGATGCTGCACCCATAAGCATTGACATACCTGATGCTGTTCTTGTCATACTTTGAACACCAGTTTGTCCATGTGAGTACGAAGGTAATCCTGTAGATTCATCTGCAAGTTGTCTAAACTTGTCAAACATTTGCATATTCTCAACTGCAGTATTAGGAAACTTTAATCCATAAATAGATTGACCAGGTACACCTGATTGTCTTTTAAAGATTTTACCTGGATGTATTTCCATAGTTTGATTAGATGATAAAGCTGATTCATCTACATCAAATACTAAGTTACCTGCTAATGCTAAGTTATCAATAGCCATTCTTGCATGACCATTCATAATTTGTTGAGCATCATCCATATTTTCTGGAACACCTATTCCAAAAAATGTATATGGATTCTTTTCATATACAAAAGATTGATAAGGAACTCTAAAAGGTTTAAAAGGATTTTCTACTATTCTAATTACTTTACCTCTGTGTGTCCATACATTAACTTGTACTTCTGCATCATCAGCAATGTCTTCATCAATATCTAATCCTTCTTCTCTTGCAACTAGTGCATTGATTGTTCCCCAATATTCTAATACTTCAAATCTATTATGAGTAATATCAGCATAGTGACTTTTTTCTAAATCAATATCTGTTTCCCATTCTTTCTTAGTATAACTTGCACCCATCTTTATACAATCTAATATAGCTTGTCTACTAAAGAAAGGTCTGTTAGCTAAATCTAAAAACTGACTTCTATTAAGTCTATGTCTTTGAATTATAAATTCTGCTTCTTCCATTGTTCTAGCATTAGGGTCTGGATAGAAATCCCATATGCTAACAAATTCTACTTTAGGAACTTTTACTATTTCAGGTGTATACTCTCTAGCATTACCATTACCTGAAGTAGAATACTTATGTAAAGTTTTATTATAAGTAAAAGGTCCTTTGACAATTCCTGTACCTAACAAACAAGATTCAAATATTGCATTCCTTAATTGAATACTTCCATCTGATTCTTCTAGTTGGTCATGAATTAATTTTTCTAATCTTCTAGCCACAATCTGTGCAGGTTTAATTTGTGGCATGTCAGGTGTAGGAGCAGGTCCTTCTGTTAAATCTGCATCCTTATATTTCTTTTCAAGTTCACCTAATTGAATTTCACTTAGAGAACCAAACGTTGCACCTTTAGGTAATTCTTTTCCATCACCAGGGAAACCAACTATATCTGATGGCATAGTTAGTCCAGGTTCTTCACCAGGAACATAATCCATGTTACCTTCTATTCTTGGAGAAGGTTGAGAATTTTCATCACCTAGTTTTTGTTTTAAAGGATTTAAATGTGCGTACTCAGCAATTCCTTCTGGTACTCTTGTTTCTTGAATTGTTAAAGGAAATTTATTTGCTCCAAATAGAACATCAATAAGTTGACCATAAGCTGCTAAAACTTTTGTCTTAGTAACTTTTACAAATACTCTAGACTTTTCATTTTCTCTAAACTTAACATCTTTGTAATATCTACCTCTGTAGTTATGATAAGCTTGTAACCATCTTAACTCATCATCTCTTCTAGTAGTTTCACATTGATGAAACTTAGATTGTATTAATCCAACTAAAGCTGAAACATCTACTTGATTTTTTTCTTCCTCTTCTGAAGAAGGCATAGAAGTTTCTAATTCTTGGTCTCCATATGTAGCCATTCAAAATCCTTTTAATTTTGTGTGATATTATAATAATACACATTAATTACTAGTTTGTCAACTAATTTTCTTAATATCTACGATAACACTATTAGGTATGATAGTAACATTCCCTATCTCTTCTATGTTTCCTTTTTCATTTGAGGAGTAATCACCAAATATCCTAGTAATTCCTTTAGCTTGAGACAATAGATGTCCTTTGGTATTACATACTGGTAAAGGCATAGACATAGTATCTTTCATAGAAATCCAAGAACTATCAGAGCAAATATCTAACCATCTTACTTCTACTAGTGGATATTTCTCAATCTCAGTCTTAGCTTTCTTATTTAGCTGTATTTTTTTCTTTGTCCTTTTGTTTCTTATCATAGTCGTTTTCTGCTTTCCCATAGGTTTTAAATTCTCCATTATCATTGATACTAGAGTCTTTAGCCCATTCAGTAAACTGGTCTTTTGCTCCATTGTTATCAGAGTATCTAAATATATTCATTTTAAATACTTGTTGAATATCCTTATTGTTTTTTAAATAGTCTAATAATTCTTCATAAGACATAATCTTATTATACTGTTCATCAGTATCTTTTTTCTTAAACGTATATAGTGGCATCGAAATATTTCTCTAACATCTCTATTTGGTCATGATACTCAGCAATGATAGCTAATTCTTTTTCAATTGTCTCAAGAATATCTGGGTGCTCTGCAACACCTACACCTTTTTGTAATAGTACTTCTACATTTGTTTTATGTTTTTCTATATGTCCTTTAGCATGTGCTATTAAACTTTTAATTATTTTTTCTCTCATATTAATATCCGAATGTTGGGTCTGATGGTGTCCATCGTTTTATTGTTGTCATCTCATCCCATACACTTCTAGCTCTAGGTCTAGACATAATTAAATATCTCAAAGCATCGTAAGCATGGTCTGAAGCTTTTGTATCAACATCCTCTGGCTTGTTAGGGTCAAGAGGAATAGATTGAATCTCTCTTATAAGGTTAGGACAAGTTTTAAATATTTGTAACTTAGGTCTACCTTTATCATTTTGTTTTAATCTTTCATGTATTTGAATCTTACCTTGTATTCTATTCTTATCAGCTCTTCTAAGTTTATGTCCTGCTCTAGATAAGACTTCACCTACAGTTGGTCCTGTTGTTCCAGTCTTAGCCCAAGCTGCCCAGTCTAATACACCTTGAATAGATAGTCGTTCTTCTTTTTCAAATTCATAAATCTTTTTAGCTAGGTCTTCACCTGTTAAACCTTTTTGATATAATTCTCTATAGATGATTAATGTTTCATCTTGTGGGTCTACAGCTCCCCAGATAACTGCTGACTCTGCTGCATAACCATAGTCAATTCCTTTTACTCTTTCCCATGTTCTAGGTATTTCAAATGGGTCGATGCAATGAGTTTCATAATCAAACTCTGTAAAGGCTGCACCTTCAGCAACATCCCAGTTACCTTCTAGTAATTGTTTTCTTTGTACAGCAGGTAATGATTGTAACATCTGCTCATACTTACCATCAGCTGCAAGGTATGGGTTGTCTTCTAATCTTGCTGGAATAAATCTTCTTGTTATTTTATCTTGTCCAGTAAATGATTCGTTAGGAGGACTTGGGTCTAGATACCTTTTCTTAACCCAATATCCTCCAACTCCTCCAGGGTTTGCAGTACACCGAATGTAGCATTTTATTTCATTGTTAGTTGTTCTCAATCGTGATTGCAAATATTGCAGAGGAAATTCTGTTGGATACTGAGTTAGCTCATCAATACCTATCCATGTATAGGATTGACCTTGGTATCTATAAACATCAGCATCTCTATCCAGATAACCAAACTCCAATGACGCACCTGAAGGAAATCTCCAAATCTTTTCTACTTCTCTAAACTTAGCTCCAGTAAAAGCTTTAGGATATAACTCTCTAGATTTATCTATTAGTTCTCTAAGCTCTGGCATAGACTTTCTAAGTAACAAAGCTCTATGCTCTTTAACATGCATATATCGTAATGGGTCAACAAGCATGGCATAAGATTTACCACCTCCTGCTGAACCTCCATATAGTACATCTTGTTCTGGTGCTGACAGAAACTCTGTCTGTGGACCTTCGTTTGGTTTAAATACTATTCGTTCTTTTTCTTCTTCTATTAATTCTTTTACTTTATTTGGTAAAGCATTTAATTCTGTTTCAGTAACAACAGTACCTGCCTTATCATTCTTCTTAGGGTCTTCAGCTTGTTGTACTTTCGAGATAGCTTGAGTTTTCTTTTTGAGTTTATATTTCTTATTCTCAAGTTTCTTTCTTAGCTTTTCAATTTCTTTTTCTTTTTCTCTTACAGCTTTACGAGCAGCTATCTTAGCTTTCTGTTCATAGCCATAGTTATATTGTCTCTTTGTCATTTCTACTTAGTAATCCATTGGAAGGTGTTGTTTGTTTAACATCCTTATCTATAATTTTCTTTAAACCCATTGCTGATAATTTTCTACCAGTATTATGTTCTAATATTTCTACTGCTCCTCTTAATGAGAATGCTCCTGACTTAACACCATCCTTAGCTTCAGATAAAGCTTGTATCTCTGTAGGTACTTCTTCAAGAGTTTTATTATCAGAACTTAGTTTATAACCAAATGGAATAGTAGAGCTATTTCTTCTATTCATCATCTTCTATATCCTCAGCATTAACATCTATTAATTCTTTCTTTTCAGGAATAAGAAAGATTCCACCAGCAGCTGTGTGAGTAACATCTAGCTTATCTCTCTTGGCAATTCCTACTCTGTCTAGGAGGGTCTGAGCTGCCTGTAGTTTAGCACTAACTTGTGGTATGGGGTCATCACTATCTAGAATCTCCACAAGCTTCTGTGAGGCTCTTGGGGCTGATGTAGCTAGTATTTTATTGGCGACCTCTATTATCTCTTCTTTTAAAGTATCTACTAGGTGAGACTTAGATGTTGGTGAGTATCCTGCTACTTCCATAGCTTTAACAATGTTACCTTTAGCTTCTCCACTTAAAGCATTAAGGAATGTTTCTTGTTGTTCTGTTAGCTTTCTCTTAGTATCTGGTAAAAACGAATTATTCATATGCTTATTATACCAGGTTTACATCTAGTTGACAACATAAATATTTTTTATTTTAGTGTTGACGAATGAACAAAGTGGGTGTATAATCTATTTAGTAACTCTCCAGGGGGTGAAACATATATATCTCTCTGGGGCAGTCCATCAATCTAACACAATCTCTCTCACATAACAATCCACATAATCTATTAAGCAGGGCGAAGTCTCTCTGGTTTACAATCTAAATCTCTGCATTTTGTATAAGCAGTATATATACTACCACCACCACCCCCCATGTCACATATGTACCCCTTTTGTTCTCTTCTCTCATAAGTTGTAAAATATATTCTCCAATAATAACAATAAATTATATCTAATTTTTATATATATTTATTAATAACTAGTTTACAGGCTCTAAAAATATCTTTTTAAGTCTATAAGATATAATTTAAATCTTCCAACAATCTTCCAAAATCTAAGCAATAACAAACTAAAAGAAATATTTTAATATATTTTTTTAGGCTCTAATTATTTCAATATATTTTAAAATATTTATTAAACAGGGTCGATTATTATATTGACAATTTAAAATCACTTGACCTAGAAATTCATCTATTTTTACAAGTTTTATCTAGCTTATTCTCTCAATTTAAATTTATATTTTTTATATTTTGATTTGCTGAAATTCCTAAAAATTACCCAAAATCACCTAATATTTAATTTGTACATTTTTGTCGCACCCCAAATCGTCTATTATTCTTATTTATCAACCTTTATTTAAGCACAACTTTTAATTGAATATTGATTTATTTATTTTAATAAACTAAATTGATTTCATAATGAAAAAACAAAAAAAATTAGATAAAAGAACTCGAGCAAGATTGAGAGAACTTTCTAGAACTGAAAGTGTTTATAATCTTCAAGGTTCAAATTCCACTTATAGAGGGTTTTCAACTCATGGTGGAAAATCTAAAAGAT